ATAAGACTAGGACTATTCGTCCAGGGAATAGTGTTAGTATGGCTCGGCTTTATATTCTCAAAAATACTGAAATGAGGTGGTATAGATGTTATTTAGAAAATTAGAAAAACGCGAAGAAGAAAGCGACACTAGTAACTTAACAGCCCCAAATAAATGGTTGATTAATTTAATAGGTGGCAACGAAACATATTCCGGAGAAAGTGTAGATACATCAACAGCTATGAATATCGCTGCGGTCTATGCTTGTATCAGAATTTTATCAAATCACGTTGCTATGTTACCACTCCAACTATACCAAGAAACAAGAGGTAAGAAAAAAAGAGTACACGACCACCCAATAACTAAATTAATAGAAACCAGACCAAATCCTTATATGACACCATTCCAATTCAAACAAACTATGGAAGCACATAGACAATTATATGGAAATGCATATGCGGAAATAGAATGGAGCAAAACAGGATACCCAAAAGCCTTGTGGATTTTAAATCCATTAGTAACAAAAGTAGTAATGGAAAAAGATAGGCATGGCAACTTGAAAAGGTATCTAGTACAGACAACATTAGTAAATGGAAAAGTAGTAAATCTACCATACACTAGTGTACTTCATATTAAGGGATTATCAACAAATGGAATCATAGGTAAAAGCCCAATAGAAGTTGCTAGAGAAACAATAGGAATACAAATCGCCGGTCAAAAGTTTACAGGCAAATTCTATGCCAATGGAACAATGAGTTCCGGAGTTTTAAAGGTTCCTCAATCATTAAAGCCAGAAGCCAAGGCAATTATTCGCCAAGAATGGGAGAAATTCAACAATGGACTCGATAATAGCCACAGGGTTGCCATCCTCGATGCAGGTTTGGACTACCAATCATTAGGAATTAAGCAATGTGATGCCCAATACATAGAAACCCAGAAGTTTTCAATAGCAGAAATAGCTAGAATTTTCAATGTACCGCCACATATGCTAGCGGATTTAGAAAGAGCAACATTCTCAAATATAGAACAACAATCACTAGAGTTCGTAAGAGATACCTTGTCGCCACTTTTAATAAGTTGGGAACAAGAACTGCAATATCAGTTATTTACTGAAGAAGAAATAGAAATCAAAAAATACTATTTCAAATTTAACCTAAATTCATTACTACGTGGAGATAGTACAAATCGTGCTAGTTATTACAAAACGATGCACGAACTTGGTGTGTATTCAATAAACGAGATCAGAGAGTTAGAAGATAAAGACAAAATCAAAAATGGAGATAAACATTATATGTCACTTAACTACATTGATATAGATTTAATGAATGAATACCAGAAACAAAAGGTAAAGATGAAGGACAACCAGGAAGCTAAACAAGAAGATGGAGATAAACCTCCAACCAATAACCAAGAGAATCCAAATGAAAATATAGATAAAAAAGAAGATGAAGGAGGTGGTAATGATGGGGAAGAAAGTCAAGGAAATTAGATACATCCCAGCGATGGAAATATCAATCAGAGAAGATACAGGAGAACCTGGAACAATGGCAATCAAAGGATATGTAGTCAAGTTCAATGAAAGAAGCCATTTATTATACGATGAGTGGTATGAAAGAGTCGCTAAAGGTGCATTCGCAAAAAGTCTCGAAGAAAATACGATAAAGGCATTATGGAATCATAATTCGGATATCGTACTAGGAAGTACAAAATCAAGAACATTGCAATTAGTAGAAGATGACATAGGTCTTCGCTTTGATTTAGAACTACCAAATAGTAATCAAGCCAAGGATATCTATGAATCAATAAAAAGAGGCGATGTTGATGGAGTGTCATTTGGATTTTACATTCGTGACAATGGCGATAAGTGGGAATATCTAAAAGAGGAAGATGTGTACGAGAGAACATTACTCGACATTGATTTGATCGAGATATCTCCAACACCATTTCCAGCATACCCAACAAGTGAAGTTGGAAAAAGGTCTTTGGCAGAACATAATCTAAAGACTAAAGAAGAAAGAGTTCTTGAAGAACTAAGAAAAGCTCAAGTCAATGCAATGATTGAGTTATTAAAAATATAGAATAGGAGAATAGAATATGAATAAGAAATTAATTGAATTAAGAAGAAAACTTACAGAAAAATTGAAAGAAGCAAGAGAGTTAATCAACGAAGGAAAAGTTGAAGAAGGACAAAAAGCAACACAAGAGGCTCAAGAAATTAAAGACCAAATTGTGTTAGAAGAACAAATGCAAGAGTTAGAAGAAACAGTTGCAGATGATAATGAAGTAGTAGAAGTAAAAGAAGTAGAAGAAACTAGAACTACTAAAAAGAAAACAGAAACTAGAACAGCCCTAGTGAAATTTTTACAAGGTAGAAAACTATCTAAAGAAGAAAGAGATGTGTTAGTAGAAACTACTACACCAGGAGAGGATCAAAATAGTGTAGCGGTTATTATTCCTCAAGACATCTACACAGAAATCAATGAGTTAAAAAGACAATACAAACCATTGAAACAATTCGTAGATGTTCAAGCTACAAGTACAACAAGTGGCTCATTCGTTTATGAAAATGGAGATACAATCGAACCATTCGTAGACATTACAGAAGCTACAGAAATTGGAGAATTAATGTCACCAACATTAAAACAACAAAAATTCGCCATCACAGATAAAGGTGGAATCCTACCAATTTCAAATACATTATTAGCAGATGAAAAAGGTGGTCTTGTTAAATACATCAACAAATGGTTAGCAAGAAAATCAGTAGTAACTGATAATAGAAAGATTTTATCAATCTTGAAAGCAAATGGTATCAAGTTAAATGCTAGTACACACGCACAAATTAAGTCTGCGATTAATACTAAACTTGACCCAGAATTATTATCAGGTGCAGTAATCATCACTAACCAAAATGGGTTTGATATTATGGACCAATGGGTTGATGCAACAGGAAAACCAATCCTACAACCAAATCCACAAGATCCTACAAAGAAAATGTTATCAGGAATCACAATTGAAGTGTACGCAAACACTAACATTCCAGATGAAGAAGGTGCATCACCAGTATACATTGGTAACCTAGAAGAAGCTATCAAATTTATGGATAGAGAAGAAATGGCATTAGCAGTGTCTAAAGAAGCTGGATTCACAAAGAACTTAACATTAATTCGTGCAATCCAAAGAGATGATGTTGTAACTAAAGATACACAATCATACCTAAACATCAAACTTACAGCACCAACAGAACAACCAGTTGTCTATGTTAAAAATGTAACAGAAGCAGCAACAGCATCAGTAGAACCAACTACTCCTGCATACAATCCTGAAACTCCAACTACAGGAGATGAAGGAACACAAAACCCAACAGAATAAGAGAGGCGAATAACCTCTCTTTAACCTTTTAAGGAGATGATAATATGGTGGATTTAAAAAAAGCAAAGGATTATTTGCGAATCGATTATGAAGAAGATGATGAGTTTATTCGTTCGTTGATAGCCGCATCTAAAATTTATTTACAAAATGCTTGTGGCGAATTTAAATCAAATGAATTAACTGACCTTGCACAATTAATACTAGTAGAACATTGGAATGACAATAGGACACTAGTAGGCACAGTAAACGAATCAGTAAAACATAGTGTAGATGCAATTATATTCCAAATAAGATATTGCCAAGATGGAGAAAACAATGAATCCGGGCAAACTTAATAAGAAAATAGAAATCCAAAAGTTCGTGAAACATTTTGATAGCGAAGGTGTAGAAGAAAAGACGTGGAATACTCTTCGTACGATCTTTGCATCCATTGAAGATAAAATTGTAAGGACAACTAACGAAGATAATTCAGTAGTGACACAGGTAGAAACCAATATGACTATAAGAAAGAATTACAAATCTCTATGTAGTAGTGACATCCGAATAGTGTACGAGAACAGAATATATGAAGTTCTTGATATCTATGAAGTAGATGATAATTACATCAAATTAATTACTAAAGGAGAAAAGTTATATGGCAACCAGGCTTGATTTTGATGGACTAGATGCAATAGTCAATGATTTAAATAAAATGAGTCAAGTCCTTGATAGTTCTATGATAGATGATGCATTAGAAGAAGCGATACAACCAGCATACGAAACAGCTAAGAAGAATGCCCCAAGAAATAAGAAAGGGCATATAGGAAAATATGGAGATGGACATATGGCGGATAACATCCCACTAAAACTCGTAAGAGAAAATGGATTAAGGACAATCGAGTATGGATGGGAGAAATCAGACAATAGTGACTACTTCTATGCTAAATTCGTAGAATGGGGAACATCCAATAATAAATATCCAAAGCAACCATTCATAAACAAATCAATGAGCAAAAATAAAAATAAATGTTTCAATGTTTTTTCAGAAAGAATCAGAAAGGAACTTGGACTATGAATATAAGAGAGAAAACAAAGAAGGCTCTTGATAAACTATCAATTCCAAGTGGTTATCAAGAAATAGTTAACCCACCAGAAACATACATCACATTTTTTGAATATGACTATGAATACGAATATTCAGAAGATGAAGTAATACCAGCATTATACATAATGCAAGTAGACCTATGGACTAAAAGTCCAAAGTACAAAGGAATAGAAAAAGAAATCATCGAAGCAATGAATAATGAAGATTTTTTGTTAGATGATGAAGAAGATTTGTATGAGAAAGATACAAAAATATACCATAAGGCATTTCGTTTCAAATTAGAAAATATAAAGGAGGTTGAATAAGATGCCAGTAGAAAATAAATCAGTAACGCCAAGACAAATAGGATTAAAAGATGTACACGTAGCAATTATAGAAAGCGATGGTGCTGGTGGCACAGTGTACAAAACACCAGTAAAAATCAGTAGAGCAATCACTGCTAAAATCACTCCAAGTGTGAATAGCGAAACATTATATAGTGATGATGGAGTAGAAGATGAACTAACAGCATTCGCAGGATGTGAAGTGGAAATAGAACAAAATGCTCTAACACTAGAACATAGAGCATTAATTCTAGGAAAGAAATATTCAAATGGAGAGCTAGTTGAAAACAGCGGAGATAAAGCACCAAAACTTGCTTTATTATTTAGAAGTGAGAAATCAAGTAGCACTAAAGCAAAACCAGTGTATCGTTATTGTGTTTTATACAAAGGAGCATTCAATGAAATTGAAGATGAGTATGAAACAAAAGGAGAAAAACCAAATAGTAAAACAACTAAAATCAAAGGTAAGTTCTACGATAGAGAAAGCGATGGTAACTGGAGAATGATGTTAGATACTGATGCTGAAAGTGTAGATACTACAAAGATAACTAACTTCTTCACAGAAGTACAAGAACCAAGTAGTAATCAATAATGAAAATGGAGGATAGAAAATGAGTAAAAAGAAACATCGTAATAATAATTACAATGGACAAAGAAGAATAACAGGTAAAGACCTACAAGTCCAAACTACAAAAATAGAATTAAAAGGACGTACATATGAAATGAACTTCGACCTAAATGCTATGGCAGAATTAGAAGATATCTTTGGCACATTGCAAATTGCAATCGCAGAGCTAAAGAAAAAGAAACTAAAAGCAGTAAGGTCGTTTTTATATGCAGTTTTAAAATCAACAGATGAAACATTAACAGAGTTTGAAGTTGGTAAATTAATAGATATGAATAACTTCACGTCTATAGAAAAAGCAATTACAAAGTTAATTAATAATGCGTTTGAGGAGGACGAGAATGATGATAAGGAAACATCACAATCAAAAAACGAACAACCGGATCATCAGACTCGAGCATAGACTGGGAATGGCTTTTTTATTTAGGTAAAGAAATACTAAAAATGAATGACTATGATTTTTGGAGAAGTACACCAAAACAGCTAGTCATCAAATCTAGAATATATGCTAGATTTAGAAAGCAAGAAAATGATGATCCGGAGGAGGTTCAGTTCGGTTACATTGATGATGTCTTCTAAAAGAAAAGGAGATACAAAATGGCGAATTGGAAACTAAAGGTAGGAATGCTTTTTGATTCCAAGGAATTCGAACAAGGAGTCCAAAGAATTGATAAGCAATTAAAAGTATTGGATAGCGAACTAAAAGTGTCCCAGAGTTCAGTTGCTAACTTTGGAAACAGCACTGAACAATTAAAAACCAAGGCGTCATCTTTGTCAGAAAAAATCGAACTTCAAAAAAAGAAGGTAGAGGGATTACGTAAGGCATACGATGAATCAGTAGAAACCAAAGGTAAGGATGCTAACGCTACCCAAAATTTAGAAATTAAAATGAATAATGCGACAACCGCATTAAACAATATGGAAAGAGAGCTAAAAGAAATCAAGGATGAGTTGAAACAACAACCAACACTCCTTGATAATTTTAGTAATAAAATAGATTCCTTAAATGATAAACTTTACGCATTTGGAGATAGAGTAGAAAGACTAGGAAATAGCCTAACAACTAAACTAACAGCACCAATTGTTGCTGCCACAGTAGCAAGTGTAAAGATGGCATCAGATTTGGAAGAAACATTGAGTAAGACAGAAGTTGTATTTGGAGAATGTAGTGACACGATACTTGAGTGGAGTGAAACATCACTAACAGCGATGGGTCTCTCACAACAAAGTGCATTAGATGGTGTAGCCTTATATGGAGATATGGCAACAGCACTAGGACTTACTAAAAAAGAAGCTGCTGGAGTATCAATGGAATTAGTACAATTAAGTGCGGATATGGCATCATTTAAAAATACCTCACAAGAGATGGCTCAAACTGCACTAGCGGCTATATTCACAGGAGAAACAGAGGCACTAAAAAAATATGGTATCGTAATGACAGAAACCAACCTTGAAGAATTTGCAAGAACTCAAGGAATTAAAAAAAGTATATCAGCAATGAATCAACAAGAAAAAGTAATGTTGCGTCTTGCTTATGTACAGGAAGTAACCAAGAATGCTAGTGGTGACTTTCAGAGAACAAACCAAGGATTCGCTAACCAAACGAGAATCCTAACAGAAGGTATAAAAGAACTAGGAACAATACTAGGTAATAACTTACTACCGCAAGCAACAAAAATGCTACAAGTAGTTAATGGATTAATTGCGAAGTTTTCAGAGATGGATGAAGAAACCCAAAAATCAGTAATCAAGATGGGAGCATTCGCAGCAGCGATAGGACCAGGACTGATAGTAATAGGGAAACTAACAAAAGGTGTGTCTTCAGCATATAGTGGGATCAATTTGTTGACTCAAAAATTAGGAGTAGCAACCACTGGACTAAAGACATTTGCATCGCATATGGGAACATCGTGTACGAGTGCAATTAACAAGTTTATTTCAAGAATTCCATACCTTGGAACAATAGGAGATGCAATCACAAGTAAGATAGCCCCTTTAACGAGCAAAATAAGCGGTTTTTTCGCACCTTTGACAAATAAGGTAGGAACAGCCCTACAACCAATGATTGCGAAGGTACAACAAGCCTTTGGACGCCTAGGCACGATAGCAACAGCAGGTGCATCAAAACTACAAAAGGTAGCCACACTTGCTATGAAATTAGTAGGACCTTTTGCGATAGTAGGATTACTACTTGCAGGTCTAGGATTAGCACAAAGTCAATTTGGAGAACAACTAGATAAGTTCCTAACAATTGCGGTAGAAAAGGCACCGGGAATTATTACCGGATTTGTTGAAATGATTACCGCAGAAATTCCTAGGTTAATCCCATTAGGAATCGACCTACTTATGAATTTGCTAGATGTAATTTTAGCGAATGTTCCTGTATTGATTGATGGTGCTGTTTCGATAATCGTAACTCTGGCCCAAGGGGTCGGCGATAATGTAGAAATACTGCTATCAAAAATTTTAGATGTAATTTTTATGCTGGTAGACAAAATAATCGATAACCTACCACTTATCCTGAAAACAGGATTAGAGCTACTTTTAGCATTGACCCAAGGGATAGTCAATAACATCGATAAAAT